AATTAGTTTGCTTTTCACCGTCTTTTAAGGAATATAATGACCTTAAAAGATCTTCATAACGGAATACATTCTTGGAACAAAACATTGTTAAAAGTGGAAAGTAAATTAAATTTACTACTCCATCTTTATAACGAGATTTTGCACAAACGTCTATTAATCATTGCCCTAAATGAGAAGAAGGTAAATAACTTTTATGAATCAAATTTCATAAAATATTCACTCTTCCAATTAAGGAATTTTGACTAATAAACATTTTTCAAGAAAGGGCCGAGACATTGTCACCGAAGTGAGTAGTTACTTTTGCAAACTCTGTTGTAGGGTTTGTAGCAACTACCGACTTAGAAAGATTAATAGGAACTCCTAATTCCTCCATCATCTGGAGATAGGAATTCGCTACTTTTTCATCAAAGATAATTATATCATCTCCTAAAAGTTCGTAATTTTCATACCATTGGTACTTAACGGGTATAAACCCTAAAGTACGAGTGTATGCTAATTGAACGATTAGATGATGTGTAACAGCTAGCATAGCCCAAGAGCTTAACGCTCCCATGGGTTGTCCAACTGCATATCTAAGATCTAAGTCGTCATAACCATTCTCATCTTTAACGGTGAGGTGGTAATCTCTGCCGACTAACAATTGTTTTCACAAGAGAGCACATTTTTCTCCTATTCAAGAAGATAAAATGGCTACTTGCAAATCAATTGGAAGTCTATCTGTTGCTGCACTTAAGTCATAACCAAAAGAATGACCAGAAACTTTTGCTTTATCAATACATCTTTTCCAAGATGCAGTTTGATCAAAAGTTCCGTCATTCGGTAATGACTGAAGAAAGTTAAATAAGGCCAAATGCAAAGGTTTAAGTACGGATTGAGTCCATACATCTACCATTGCAAATACTCTTATTTTTCCTGCAGCCTCCTCCTTCATTGATAGTTGACCTATTGGATCATTTCTAGAATCTTTTTTAAAGATATTCTTTTCATGATGTATTAGATTAGCATAACGGAAAATGGATACTCAATATTTTAACAATTTTGAATAACCCATTTCGGTCATGTACTCTAATATCGGTTTAGCTAATCCATTCCTTGCTAATGCAAGTGGATCAGATACAACCCCTGTTCAACTAACTTTATGAGTTGGAGATGAAGTCTCGATTAAAGATATACCCATATCTTTATTCACAATAGTTTTAGAGAATCTAGACACTAATTTCAAGCTTAAAAACTTCAAATCAGTGGAAACACGCTCTAAAGCTTCAACTGATCCTGAATAAGGATCAGTTATAGTATTCAACTTAAGTGAACCTTTAATCTTCACTATCCGATAAAGACTAAAAAGAGTCAATCAAAATCTTATTAAAGACTTTGATCGATTCATTATAGCTCTTCTATCAGATAGAGGAATAATTAATGGTAAACCTGAGTTAGATACTCTTGGAAATGAAAATGATGGATCTAATTCTCTAAGAGACTTGATCGGCTTACCTCCTATACACTTCTGTATAGAGAGTTGAGTTAGTTTGAGATACTTCACTGTATACTCTTCACCATGGTTTTTACGCATAGTAAGAATAAAAGTGAAGAACCTA